GCCCAACCCCGCCGACGCCGGACGCACGCTGTCGCAGCTTGCCGCCGCTGAGCGCGAGGCACGGCAGATGACCTATCGGCAGGCTGTGCGGGCGCGGGCGCTGGAAATGGCGCGCAATCGCGGTCTGGATGAGGCTGTGAGGGTGTTGTCGCGATGACACTCGACCTCGCAGAATATCGCGCGTTCATCGCGTCCCGTGCTGGCAAGGCCAAGCGCTTCGGGTTCGACCCCAAGCCGATCGATGCGCCGGTAAAGCACCACCAGCGCGTGGCGATCGAATATGCGCTGAACAAGGGCCGCGCCGCGCTTTTTCTGGAAACCGGCCTGGGCAAGAGCCTTTGCGAGCTCGAATTCGCGCGGCAGTGCGCCGAAGAAACCGGCAAGCCGTCGCTGATCCTGACCCCGCTCGCAGTGGCCGCGCAGATGGTCCGGGAGGCGCAGAAATTCAACATCGACGCGCGCCAGATCCGCGAGCAGTCGCAGGTTGGCGCGGGCATCATGGTTGCCAATTACGAACGGCTCGACAAGCTCGACCCGTCATCGTTCGGCGCGGTCATTCTCGATGAATCGAGTTGCCTTAAATCGTATGCCAGCAGCACCCGCGCCAAGCTGATCGATGCTTTCGCCGACACGCCTTATCGCCTTGCCGCGACTGCCACGCCCAGCCCGAACGACCATATGGAGTTGGGCAACCATGCCGAGTTCCTGGGCATAATGCGGCAGCAGGAAATGCTGTCCAAGTGGTTCATCAACGACACGTCCACCGCATCGCAGGATTGGCGGCTCAAGGGCCATGCGATCGATGATTTCTGGCAGTGGGTCGCAAGCTGGTCGCGCTGCGCGACACTGCCCAGCGACTTGGGCGGCGACGATACCGGCTATATCCTGCCCGAGATCGACCGCCGCGTGCACATCGTCAAGCGCGACATCACCCTGAACGCTGCCGATGGGATGCTGTTCGCGATCCCCGAAATGTCGGCAACGTCCTTCCATGCCGAAAAGAAGCTGACGATCGAGGCGCGGTGCGAGCTCGCGGCGACACTGGCGAACCATGACAAGCCCGTAACAGTCTGGTGCGAGACGAACGACGAAAGCGCAATGCTCGCGAAGATGGTAAATGGCGCGATCGAGGTTCACGGCTCGCTTGACCCCGACGAAAAGGAACGCCGGCTGCTGGGCTTTGCCGATGGCCAGTATCGCGCGATCGTCTGCAAGCCCAAGCTCGCGGGGTTCGGCGTCAACTGGCAGCATTGCGCCCATGCCGTGTTCGCCAGCATCTCGTTTTCCTACGAGCAGCATTACCAGGCCGCGCGCCGGTCGCATCGCTTTGGCCAGACCGAGCGCGTTCGCAACGACATCGTGATTTCTGACACCGAGAATATCGTCTGGGACACCGTGAACATGAAGGCCCGCAATCACGACGAGATGAAGCGGCGCATGGCCCTGGCGATGACCAAGGCGCAATCGACCGCAGAAACCCGCGTCAAATACGATCGCCCGATCGATTTGGCCTTCCCCGATTGGATCGTTGGAGAAAACCAGCATGAAGCAGCCTGAGTATAGCGGCGCCGGATGGGCGCTGCACAATAGCGATTGCGTCGAGGGTATGGCAGCTATGCCACCCGGCAGCGTCGATTGCGCGATTTTTTCGCCGCCGTTCGGCGACCTGTTCGTCTATTCGGACAGCGAACGCGACATCGGCAATGCCGGCGAGGGCGATGCGTTCTTGGAGCAATATCGCTTTTTCGCCGAGGCGCTGACCCGCGTCATGCGCACCGGTCGTATCGTCTGCGTCCATTGCACCGACCTGCCTATGCGCAAGGGGAAGCATGGCGCGGTCGGCCTACAGGATTTCAGCGGCGACCTGATCCGCGCGCATACCGATGCGGGCCTGATCTACCATGGCCGAGCAACCATCTGGAAAGACCCAGTTGTCGAGATGCAGCGCACGAAGGCTGTCGGCCTGCTCTACAAGCAGATCCGCAAGGACAGCGCCATGAACCGGGTAGGGATGCCCGACTATATGCTGTTCTTTCGCAAGGACGGGCCGAACGCAGAGCCGATCGCGCACGCCGCGCCGGACGACGAAAAGACCGCGCTCAAAATCGCGCGCGAGAACCTGGAATACATGCAGCGGCAGGGGCTGGTCGGTAGCATCCCGCCTGACGAAATCCTCGCTGACCTGATCGCAGATGCTAAGTTCGACGTGTTCGACTGGCAGAAGCTGGCCAGTCCCGTCTGGATGGATATCCGGCAGGGCAACGTCCTGAACCGCATCAAGGCCGCTGGCGACGAGCGGCATGTCTGCCCGCTGCAGCTGGACGTGATCGCCCGCTGCCTGCGGCTCTACACCAAGCCGGGCGATGTGGTGATGGACCCGTTCAACGGCATCGGCAGCACCGGCTATGAGGCGATCAAGGCACGGCGCAAATATCTCGGGTTCGAGCTCAAGCCTGAATATGCCGAGCAGGCTGCGCGCAATCTGGCGCTGGCAGAAACCGAAACGCGCGACATGTTCGACCTCGCCGCCTGACATGACCGGCGGCTCCCTCAACCTGCGCCTCTACCGCCGCGCACGCCGAGATGGCGAGACGCTGGAGCGCGCCTGCGAGATCTCCGGCCTGACGCACGGCGAGGCGCGGCTGACCGATGCCGAGGACGCACGAAATCCACCACCGCCCGAGGCGTTTGAGCTGATCGGGCATAACCGCAGGGACACCCCCATGGAAGTGAAAGCCGACGATCAACTCAGGTTGTTCGCAGAGAGAATCATCCGCTTGCAGGAAGAACGCAAAGGTGTGAGCGACGATATCCGAGACACCTATGCCGAGGCCGCAGCCCAGGGTTACGACAAGCCCGCACTGCGCGAGGTCATCAAGCTGATGGGGCAGGACGAGGAAAAGCGTAAGGCGCACCAGGCGATGGTCGAGCTTTACGGCGAGCAGCTGGGGCTGTTCTGATGGCCAGCGCCGCACCTCAGAACCTGTCGATCAGCGCCTATCGCGCGCTGGTGAAATCGTCGAAGCGTCAGGCGTCGATGCAGGCGCTGGGGCGGCTCAAGCAGGGCGAGCAGAACAAGACCGAGATCGCATACGAGGAGAAGGTCTTGAAGCCCGCCATGCAGGCTGGCGAAATCCTCTGGTATCAGTTCGAGCCCATCAGCCTGAAGCTCGCAAAGAACACGTATTACCGCCCTGACTACATGGTGTTGACCAAGGCCCGCGAGCTTGAGGTGCACGAGGTCAAGGGCTTCTGGACTGATGACGCGCGCGCGAAAACCAAGATCGCCGCGGCGCTTTTCCCCTTCCGTTTCATCGCCGTGCGCCGCGCCAAGAAGAGCGAAGGCGGCGGCTGGGCTATCGAGGAGTTTTGATCGTGGAGACAGCAGCCCCCTATGGCTGGGTGCGCCGGCAGATACTGCGCTTGGCTGGCGAAAAGCTGAAGGCCGTGGAGATCGCGCAGCGGCTCGACTGCAACGAGAGCTATGTGCGCCGTGTCCTGCGCATGGAGCGCCCGCCCCGTCGCCATGGCAATTTCGCCAAGCCCACCATGGGCTACCCGACGCGGCGCGATGCCATCATTGCGATGCACGCGGACGGCAAGACGCAAAAGGAAATCAGCACCGCGCTGCGCGTCACCAAGGGCTATGTCTCGGGCGTGCTGTCCGAGGCCGGGCGTACCCGCCGCACACTGCACAGCTACGTCACGATCCCCGCCGACACGCTGGCGATGATTCAGGACGATGCCGACAGGCGCGGGGTGCACGTAAAGGAACTGGCCGCGCGACTGCTGACCAAGACGGCTCAAGACGGGCTGGTCGATGCGATCATGGATGACGCGGCATGAAGGCCCCGCGCAGCCCCTGGCCGAGCTGGTATCGGCCCCTCGCCGACAAGCGGCCGAGCATTCGTTACCTGACGCTGCGCGCGTCGGACGTGACTGGCATCGAGGTCGAGAAGATCAAGAGCAGGTCGCGCTATCCGACTGTCTCCACCGCACGCCACGCAATCTGGCTGGTCGCGGCTCGCGCTGGGTTTTCGCGGCACCAGATCGGCAGCGTGTTCGGGCGTAACCACACCACCGTCACGCATGGGGTACGCGAGGCCAATTACCGGGAAACGCGCGACAAGGGGTTCCGGGATTTGGTGCGGGAGATTGGCCGGTGACGGACTGGGTTCGCCTCTGGCACGACATGCCGACCGATCCGAAGTGGCGGGCCATTGCTCGTCGCTCTGGTCAGCCCCTGCCCTGCGTCATCGCGCTGTTCAACCTGCTGATGGTGAACGCCAGCGCGAACGCGGAAAATCGCGGCACCCTTTTCAACTGGGATTCCGAAGATGCTGCTGCTGCTTTGGACATGGAAACCGAGCATGTCGAGGCGATCATGGACGCTATGCAGGGCAAGGTTCTCGACGGCGACCGGCTGACTGGTTGGGAAAAAAGGCAACCAAAACGGGAGGATAGCGGCGTCGCGGCGCGCGTTGCGAAACATCGGGAAACGCAGCGGGAAAAAGCGAAACGCACTGTAACGCACGGTAACGCCCCAGAGACAGAGACAGAGACAGATAATACCCCCCTTACCCCCCAAGGGGAAAATGAGGCGGTTTCGATTTCTGATCCTGCCAAGCCCGATCCTGTCGCCGAGCTTGTGCAGACCTGGAACGAGGTCGCCGAGATTCACGACCTGCCGACCGTCAAGAAAATCACCGACACCCGGCGCAGGCAGGCTAAGGCCCGAATTGCCGAGTATGGCCTTGCCGAGATGCAGGAGTGCGTCGGCCGGCTGGCCCTGTCCCCGTTCCTGTCGGGCAAGACCCCTGAGAATTTCAAAGCGGATTTCGATTTCCTACTCGCGTCGTCAAAGCTGACCCGGCTGCGTGAGGGGTTTTACGATCCACGCGATCGTCGCCCCGAGCATCCACCGCCTCGCCCAAGTGCAGATACGAACCGGCTTATCGGGCAATTGGCGCAGGGGTTTAGGGCATGAGTTATCTGGATAAGGCGAAATCGGGCAAGGGCGAGCCGCCCAAAATCGCTTACGAAAAGCCGGAAGAAGCGGCGGCCGCTGCCGAGATGCAGGAGCGCATGGGCAACGTGATGCAGGCGGTCCGCGTCCGGCTGTGGAACGGCCTGCCCCAGCGCGTCGCGCATCGCCCCGCCGTGCTGAAATGGTGCAATTCCAAGCTGGCCAATCACTATCCGCCGCCCCCGGTCCCAAGCTGGATCGAGGAACGATTCCGCGACGAAAGTGAGGAAGCGGAGATCGATCGGGCCATGTGGCTTTTGCAGCGCGGTAGGGTCACGCCGCAGCAGGTTGCCGCTTGGCCTAAGCGCTGGCGCCAGATCGGCATCACGCAGGGCTATCTCGACGCAGACGGGACACTGCGGTTCAGCAAAGAGGGCGCGCAATGATGGCAACCGAGAGCCGCAGATCCGATGGCAGGCGGCACGATACCGGGCTCGAGCGTCCGCAACGGCCCTGCCCCCGCGACTTCCGCGAGCGCTTCCTCGAGATGGGGCACAGCAAGGAACTGATGGAGCACTACCGCACCAACTGGCGCGTCGTTGCC